GGCACTAATTCCTAAAATTTACCCAGAAACTGAGTCAGTTTCAGTTTTTGGAGGTGAAGAATTGAATCCTCCCAAATATGGAAAGGTTTTTATCACTATAAAACCATTTTATGGACCTTATGTACCAGATTCCATCAAAAATAACCTTAATACCATTTTAAGAAAGTATTCTGTTGCTGGAATTGTTACTGAAATCCAAGATTTGAAATATTTGTATGTAGAAGTTGATGTAAATGCATATTATAATCCTAGTTTAGCTGCTAGTTCAAATTCGGTAAAAACAGTAATAACTAATAATATAACTGCTTATGCAGATTCTTCTGAAATGAATCAATATGGAGCAAAATTTAAATATAGTAAATTCCAAGGAGTAGTAGATAACAGTAATGATTCCATTACTTCTAATATTACAAAGGTGACAATTCGTAGGGATTTAAAACCAGCATTAAATCAAAATGCAGAATATGAATTATGCTTTGGAAATCCATTTTACATAAAAAATAATAATGGTTATAATATTAAATCATCAGGATTTAAAATATTTGGAGTAGCAAATACTGTTTATATGAGTGATTCTCCTAATGAAGATGGAAAAACTGGAACTTTATTCTTATTCTCATTGACATCAAAAGGAAATCCTACAATTGTTTCTAATAATATAGGTACTGTTGATTATCAAAGAGCAGAAATATTAATTAAACCTATTAATATTATATCAACATCTAAAGAAGTGCAAAATATACCAATAATAGAAATATCAGGATGTCCTAAGTCTAATGATGTTATTGGATTGCAAGATCTATACTTACAATTAGATGTTAGTAATAGTACTGTTGATATGATTATTGATAACGTTACACCTGGAGATAATACTTCTGGTACTAGTTACACTGCTACTTCCAGTTATGTAACTGGTTCTATAGCTAGATTGACTGAGGATGAAAAACAAAATACTTCCCTCCTCTCCTCAGATACATATGTATTAGGATCTACTAATTTGGAACTTTTAGGTGAAACTAATCCCACACCAACTAATACTACATCATCATCATATTAACCATTTTTCTTAGCAAGAAATTAACACAACTATAAAATGTCAGAAAATACAAGAGTCAAAATTAGTTCAGTTGTTAAAAATCAACTACCAGATTTTGTAAGAGCAGATTTTCCTCTTGCTGGTGAATTTTTAGCACAATATTACACTGCTATAGAAAATCAAGGATCTACTCTTGATATTTTGCAAAATATTGATGAATATGTAAAAATTGATGAATTAGTTAACCTTGTAGAATCTACAACTTTAACTAGCAATGTTGGAATAGCGAGTAATACTATAAATGTTAAATCTACTACAGGATTTCCAGATACTTATGGATTAATTCAGATTGATAATGAAATTATTACATATACTGGAATTACAACTAATTCATTTACTGGATGTTCACGTGGATTTAGTGGAATTACTTCATATAGAAGTGTTAATAAACCAGATGAGTTAGTATTCTCTCAATCTAATATAGATACTCATTCTTCTGGAGAAGTAGTTGATAATTTAAGTATTAGATTCTTACAAGAATTCTTTAAAAAGGTAAAAAAACAGATTACACCAGGATTTGAAGAAAGACCATTATCAAATGATATAAATCAACGATTATTTGTCAAACAAACAAAAGATTTTTATTCATCTAAAGGTACAGACCAATCTTTTGAAATTTTGTTTAGAGCACTTTATGGAAAAGATGTAGAAGTAATTAAACCAAGAGATTTTCTATTCATACCATCAAATTCTGATTATAAAGTTTCTAAACAACTTGTAGTTGAGGCTATTGATGGAGATCCTATGGATCTTGTAAATAGAAACTTATTTCAAGATGATGTGTATGGATTTCCTAAGGCAAATGGTGCTATTAGCGATGTAGAAAAAATAATAAGAGGTGAAAAGACTTATTATAGATTAAGTTTAGATTATGATCATAATTTAGATAAAGTAAGTGGAGATTTTTCTATACATCCTAATACTAGGTTAATAAATTCTGTTTCTGTAGGATCTACTGTTTTGGATGTTGATTCTACTGTTGGATTTGGAACTACAGGAACATTAATTGCTACTTATGCTGATGGAACTAATAGCAGTATAAATTATACTTCAAAATCACTTAACCAATTTTATGGATGTTCTGGAGTAGATAAAAATATTGTATCTACAAAAGATTTAAGATTAGATGCTTATGCTTATGGATATTCTGGCATAGGAACTGAAAAAATAGTAAAAGTTAAAGTAACTGGAGTTTTATCTGATTTAAATTGCGAATTTAATTCCACTTATTATAATGAAGAAGGAAGTGTAATAGAACCAAAAGGGTTAGGTTCAGTTTCTAATAGTGAAGTAACTAAAAACTTATTTACTAATATTTCTATAACTTATAATGTAGAATCTATAGAACTTATTGATGATTCTAACTTTACATATAAATTAACTCTAACGGATAATCACGATTTTAAATCTGGAGATGATGCCATAATTAATAGTCTTTCTTGCGAAATTATTTCTCTTATAAGTTCTAAAGAAGTTCTAATTAAAGGTTCTGGTGAGTTAAATGTTAATACAACATATAGAATACAAAGATTATTATCTAAATCTAGATTAAGTAACTATCCCAATGCTAGTATTTACACTACTAATGTTCAGAACTCTTATTTAGATGATAAAGATGTATATATTGCTTCCTCTTCAATTCCAAGTTACTTTAATGATGCTTTAGATATTAGAGAGACTGATATTAGTTTTTCTGGGGTATTTGAAGATAGTACTGAGATAACAATTAGTAATCATGGATTAATAACTGGAGATAAGGTAACTTATGTTAATGGTGGCGATGATAATAAGTTAGATATTGATGAAAGTGAATATTTCATTAAAAAAATAGATATTAATACTATTAAACTTTCTAAAAGTAGTGCAAACATTTCTAATGACATATATGTATCTTTTAGTGGTACTGTATCTAATAATAAATTTGAACTTACTAGATTTGCTCAAAAATCAATACAATCTCAAAAATTACTAAGAAAAATTAAAAATCCTGTTTCATCTTTAATTAATCAATCTACTCCAAGAGGAAAAACTGGTATTTTGGTAAATGGAGTTGAAATATTAAATTATAAGTCTAATGACGTTGTATATTATGGACCAATTGAAGAAATTTCAGTTACTAGTGGTGGAAATAGTTATGATGTTATAAATCCGCCTATTTTAACTGTAACAGACGATGTAGGTGCTGGTGTATCTGCTTATTGTGAAGTACAAGGTTCTGTAGAAAGAATAGATGTATTAGATGGTGGATTTGATTATATTACTACTCCCACTTTAAAAATAACTGGAGGTAATGGTTCTGGTTGTATTGCTAATGCAAATTTAATTCAAAAAGAGCATTCATTGACATTTGATTCTACTGAGACTGGAGGATACGTAAATTTAACAAATAATACTATAGGATTTACAACATTCCATAAATTTAGAGATGGAGAACTTGTAACTTATATTACTGATACTCAAACTGCAATTGCTGGATTATCTACAGGAGCTCCTTATTTTTGCTCTATAAATGATTCTACAACTGTTACATTGCACAGCAATTACCAAGATGCTATTGCTGGAACAAACGCTATAGATCTTACTGGATACGGAGTAGGTATTCAGGAAATAAAATGTGCAAATAAGAAGAGAGTAGTTAGTTCTATAAGTATTGGAAGTTCAGGTTCAGGATATACTAATAGATTAACTTCTGTCACTTCTTCTGGAATTAATACTGCTACTAATATTATTAATATACCTAATCATGGATATAATACAGGAGAACTTATTAGATATGATAATAAGAATACTCCTATTATTGGTCTTTCTACTTTAACTAATTATTATGTTACTGCTGTAGATGGTGGTTCATTTAAACTATCTGCTGTTGGTGTAGGGTCTACTCCAGCTAATTTCCATATAAGAAATAAAGAATATGTTGAATTATTGTCTGGAGGTTCTGGAATACATGAATTCAATTACCCACCTATCACAGTATCATTAACTGGTCATATAGGTGTATCTACTCTCTCTGGTCAAGACTTCAATGCTTCTCTAAGACCTGTAGTTAGAGGGTCTATAAAATCAGTTTATATTGCTAATGGTGGAACAGGATATGGATCAGATGATATAATCAATTACAATAAACAACCTACCTTTACCCCAAAGAGTGGTAAGAATGCTCAATTAATACCAGTTATAAGTGTTGATGGTAAATTATCAGAAGTTATAGTATTAAATGGAGGAACTGAATATAATTCTCCTCCTGATTTAAAAATAGAAGGAAGTGGTAATGGAACTAAAATTATTCCTATTTTAAAATCTGGTTCTATTGATTCTGTTAGGATAGTTAATAGTGGAGTAGGTCATACATCTACTGATGCTACTATAAAAGTAACATCTAATGGCGATGGTGCTAAATTTTATTCAAATCCAAAAACATGGACTATTAATAGTGTAGAAAGATTAATACAAAACGATCAAATTACAGCTGATGATGGAATTATAAGTAATGGATTAAATGAAGATTTTGGTCTTCAATATTCTCATTTATATGCCCCTAGAAAATTAAGACAATCTGTTTATATTAAAAAATCAGTAGGTGATAAGGAAGTCTTTGTCCCTGATTTATCTGTTGATCAAGCAGGAGAAAAATCTTCAATTGAACATTCTCCAATTATTGGATGGTCTTACGATGGAGCTCCTATCTATGGTCCATATGGATATGAGACTAATTCTGGTGGACCTATTAAAATTCTTGAATCTGGATACTCTGCATCCATATCTAGTATTAGACCCAATCCTCTTACATCTACAGGTGAACAGATATATTCAGAAGGATTCTTTGTAGAAGATTATACTTATAATGGTGGTGGTGATTTGGATGAACATAACGGTAGATTTTGCAAAACTCCAGAATATCCAAATGGAGTTTATGCATATTTCTCACTCATAAATCCTACAATTAATGATGATGATGGCGCATTTAAAAATTTTAGAAGACCTCAATTCCCATATTTTATAGGTAATTCATATAAGCATCAATTGATAGATTATAACTTTGATTCTCAATCAAATCAAGATGCAGTAGATCTTAATAAAACAAATTTAGTTAGAAATACTTCTCCTTATAATTTCCTTCTTGGGGATACAAGTTACGATTTTCTGGTAGATCCTAGTAATATTCACAAACAAAAAACTTACATTAGATCTACTACTTCTGGTGTATTGGAAAGTGTAGGAATTAATACTGGTGGGTCTCAATATAAAGTTGGGGATGAAGTAGTCTTTGAGGATGCTGGTTCTAGTGGATATGGAGCAAAGGCATCTGTCAAATTAATTAAAGGTAAAACTATTAATCAAGTTAGTGTTGCTAACACTGAGTTTTCTAATGTAGAATTTATACTTGGAAGAAATATTAGTGGATTTGTTGGATATACTACTAATCCACATAATTTTAATGAAGGAGATTCTATACGTATTTCTGGATTAAGTACTACTGGCATAAAAAATAGATCTATTAAAACAATTGGAATTACTACTGATACATTTAAATTATTCAAATCTACAGGCACATCTTCTGCTACTGGAATTGTAACTTATTTTGATTTGGATAGAGTTACTGATATAAAGGAAAATGATCTTTTAGGAATAGGAACTGAATGTGTTAAAGTTTTAAATATAGATCATGATTCATCTAGAGTTAGAGTAATAAGAGAATATAATTCTACTGTGGGTGGTGCTCATACTGCAAATAGTCTTGTTTCTCAAAAACCAAGAAGTTTATTCTTTAACGCTAATACTAGATTAGAAAATGCTAAACTAAGATTAAATAAAGAATTGTATTTTAATCCTAAAGAATCTGTTGGATTAGGAACTCTTGCTGGAGTTGGTATAGGATCTACTTTAGTATTTTCTAATCCTGGAACAGGATTAAGTGAAATATTTGTTCCTACTAAATCTCTTTATTTTAAAAATCATGGTTTATTGACTGGGGATGCATTAACTTATAATACAAATACAGGTACTGCAGTGTCAGTATCAACTGATGGTATTGATGGATTTGCTCTTACTCAAGGACAAACAGTATATGCTGCAAAGATAAGTGATGA